AACGGATGATGCACCTTATCAAATTGGCGATAAATTCAAGGGAACATCTAAAAAGACAGTAGAGTAACGGCATGACTACGAGTTATCGTTATTTATTTGCCGATCTGCTTACAAATGAGATCTTGGCTGAACTGCCCATAACTGGCGTAAGCTTCACCCAACAATTAAATACGGCTGGCACATTCTCGGCTCACTTGCAATTATCAGGTTTGAATGCCGAAGGGTTAAACGTCGCTAACGGCACCATTCCCGGTAGAACTGCTATTTATGTGGATCGCAGCGGTGTCCTCGTATGGGGCGGTGTTCTTTGGAATCGTGATTACAGTTCCGCGAATCAAACGCTTACTTTTCAAGCGCGTGAGTTCGAATCTTATTTCGAGCGCCGTAAAATTACGACCACACAAGTATTTACTAATGCGGATCAACTCACTATTGCTAATACTCTTATTAATAACGCACAGGCTACGGTCGCTGGCAACATAGGGGTAAATACTACGATTGCCACTTCGGGTGTTCTCGTAAATAGAACTTATTATGGCTATGAATTAAAAAATGTTTATTCAGCCTTGCAAGATCTGTCTAAGCAGAGCGACGGATTCGACTTCAACATAAGGGTCGCTTATGACGGTGGCGGAAACCCAATTAAAAATCTTGTATTGTCTTATCCTAAGTCTGGCACTACTTATTCTCCGACAAGCTTGTCTGCGCCTACTTTCATTTTTCCTAGCGGTAACGTAGTCGAATACATTTACCCAGAAGACGGTTCGATCGCAGCAAATACGGTTTATGCGTTAGGCGCTGGCAGTAATGAAGGAAAACTCATAGCGACTTCCCAAGATACTTCTAAATTATCTAATGGCTGGCCGTTGTTGGAACAAGAAGCTAATTATTCTGACATTACTGACGCGACAGTATTAGCGAATCTCGCCGTTGGTCAAATTACGGCGACTTCCTATCCTCCAACAACACTTAAAGTCGTAGCGCCTCCTTCGCAAAACCCAGTATTTGGAACTTATGTAATCGGAGACGAAGTGCGTGTCATTATCACGGACAACCGATTCCCTACGACTCTCGACGCGATCTATCGCCTCGTAGCGCTAAGTGTTACTCCGGGCGAAGACGGTCCTGAGCGCATTACTTTGACTCTTACGACAGGAACTTACTAATGGGTTACATAAACCAACCATTCGACTTCAAAGCATTTTTTGATGACATTTTTTCGCGTTTGCGTAAATTAGAAACGGCACAAAGATTCACGGTTCCGATTGTAAGCACAGATCCTACCGCGCCTCGCAACGGTGACATGTGGTTCAACTCGACCAGTAACACATTAAAATTCGTTAACAACGCTGGTATTATTAAGACTATAACTCTTACATAACCCGAGAGGGCACAAATGAACGTATCAGACTGGGCTGGCTTGGCGGTCGCAATAACCACGCTACTCGGATCTCTCTCGATAGCGGTGAGATTCTTGACTAAACATTATTTGTCAGAATTAAAACCGAATGGCGGATCTAGTTTGCGCGACGAACAAACGCGACAAGGCGACACTATTAAACGCCTAGAAGCGCGCGTAGATTCAATTTATGAATTATTATTGGAGAGAAAATGATAGATACGAAGAAGCTTCTCGCACTATGCCAAACGGCGGTAGGCTATACAGAAGGCAAAAATAATGACACTATTTACGGGAGATGGTATGGACTAAATAATCAACCTTGGTGCGCTATGGTAGCCTCTAAAATGTATTTCGACGCCGGAGCAATAAAGTCGGTTGCTAATACCAAAAAAGGTTTTGCCTCTTGCGACGCATGGCTTAAATACTTAGCCAAAAATAATCAAATAGTTTCTATCGGTCAGGCTCAGGCTGGGGATCTCGTATTCTTTCAGTTCGACACAGATAAAGAGCCAGAACACGTCGGCATAGTCAAGGATCATAACGCGAGGCGTAAATTTATAACTACCTATGAAGGCAATACCTCTTCAGATAACAAGGGCAGCCAAGCCAACGGCGACGGTTTCTACATCAAAAAGCGCGCTTACGCTACGATAATGGCAATCGCAAGACCAAAGGAGTAATTATGAATACACAATTAAAAGCAATACTCGCCTCTTACGCTCGCAGTTTCTTAGGTGCCGGAGTCGCTGTTTATGCGACAGGCAATACAGATTGGCGAGCGATCCTCGTCGCTGGATTAAGCGCCGTTATCCCAGTAGCACTTCGAGCATTAAATTCGAAAGATCCTGCATTTGGCATAGGCGCAGATCTGCTCACGGCTGAATTAAATAAATTGGTCGAAGCAGACGCGAAAAAAACTAAGAAAAAATAACTACGGCGCGCCGTCATCTATTTTGACGGTGTCGAGCGCATAATTGCGCGTCGGGTGATTAGCCCGACACCTCTTCGGAGAAACATAAGTATCCGAAGGAGTGCTGGGCGCGACCCTTACGAGTTTCGATTCGTAAGGGTTTCGTTCTTTCGTGACTAGGCACTTCACGAGATCCTTGCTACACTTCACGCAAGGAGGCTCAAATGGCATTAGCGGACAAACTTAACGGCATGAATCAATCTATAAAACGGAATCATTGTGCTTATCAAGCCATGTATGAAGCACTATCTCCAGCAGATCGTAAGTCACTCGACGAAGCTTGGGATAAAGGTTATTCGGTAAATGTAGTTCTCATGGCGTTGCGATCGGAAGGTATTAAGAGCAGTAATGAATCTATCCGTCGGCATAGGATAGGAGCATGTAAATGTCCAAAGCCGACAAAATAAATGGCATTTTAGAAGAACGCCAAATTATCTATGGAGACGCTCACAAAAACTTCGCTATTACGGGAAGGATCTGGGGCGCATTATTGTCTACGGACGACATTCCGGCTTGGCAAGTTGCCTTAATGCTCGACGCGTATAAGTCGGTGCGGTGTATTGCTAATCCAACACATGATGATTCGTGGCAAGACAAACTCGGATACACAATACATGGGCGAGAGATTGCGATGACTGATGAGTCTTAAGAATTCGTTCGAAGAATTACCGGAAGACATAGAATCTAAAGACGTAACAGAATTACGGCGCGCTCTCATGCGCACCCAAAAGAAGCTTATGGAAACTAAGCAAAAAGTAGATGATCTAGTAGCAGCCACACACCAAGCAGCATACGACGCCACACTATCTGCCGGAAAAATAAACCCAGTTCCTGAACCTAAAATAACTAACACAAAGAAAAAACCGGAAGTAGCCTTATGGCACATGACAGATTGGCAAGGCGCTAAACGCACTACTTCTTATAACTCGGAAATTATGCGGCGTAGGGTAATGGAATTCGCAGAAAAGGCTATTCACATAACAGAAATTCAACGCGCAGATCACCCAGTTGATGAATGTGTAATTATGTTCGGTGGGGACATGATCGAAGGACTATTTAACTTTCCCGGACAAGCATTCGAGATAGACGCGACACTATTCGAACAATACGTCAATGTATCTCGCTTATGCGTAGATGTAGTTCGTTATGCATTAGATCATTACAAGAAAGTCAAAGTAGTTCCAGAATGGGGTAATCACGGTCGCATAGGATCCAAGCGCGACAATGTGCCTAGATCAGATAACTTCGATCGTATGTGCTACGAACTCGCGCGCCAATTACTCCAAGGGGAAAAGCGACTTACATGGCAGGAATGCCCAGAAGACATTCAACGTGTAGAGATAGGTAATTATCGAGCGTTACTGATTCACGGTGATGAAGTAGGCAGAAATGGTTTTGCCAGCCCCGGAGCGATTGTCCAGCACGCTAATAAATGGCGATCTGGCTCTTATCCTTGGGAATTTCGAGATGTTTACATAGGGCATTACCATACACACGCAGAATGGTCTATGGCTAACGGTCTCGGATCTATTTATCAAACAGGATCTACCGAGTCGGATAATAGATACGCAGGGGTATTACTCGCTTCGGCAGCGATACCTTCACAACGGTTACATTTCGTAGATCCTGAAAAGGGTCGAGTTACCGCAGGTTATAAAGTGTGGTTAGAATAATGGAAGAACAATTACGCGAACAGAAACAACGCATTTATGAAGCAATACTACATGCGGAAACTCCTGAGCCAACCACATGGGCTAGTAAAGTTTTATGGAGTCAAGCGCGTATTTATTTCGCCAAAATTGTATTGGAGGTTCCCGATGAGACCGACAAAATTATTATCGCAGAATAGCGAGTTACGCCCCGACGGTATTTTTAATTGGTCGTTACCAGCCTTCGCGATCAAGCTTACCGACGGAACTAATTTCAATGTTTGCCCTAATGCTGGTGCGTGTGCTTCTTTTTGTTACGCGCGTAATGGCACTTATTTATTTAGTAATGTGCGCGGTCGCCATGTGGCTAATCTTGAATACATTATGGAAGATCCCGAAGGTTGGTATGGACAAATGTTGGCGGAAGTCCAGCACCCCAATAAACGCGGTAAATTCATACGCATTCATGACGCAGGAGACTTTTACTCAGAAGAGTATTTACAATTATGGTTAAAAATAGCGCGCAATACACCAGAAGTAACATTTTATTGTTACACCAAAGAGGTCGCTATGTTCAAGCGTATAGTAGAACCTAATTGCCCAGATAATTTCAAGTATCTTTATTCTATGGGTGGTAAACAAGACCACCTTATAGATCTAGAAAATGATCGCCACGCGGAAGTGTTCCCAGATGACGCAGCAATTTTAGACGCTGGTTACGCTAACCAAGACGCTTCGGATCTATTGGCTATTACTTTACCAAGCAATAAAATTGGTATTCCTGCGAATAACATTCGACATTTCAATAAAAAAATGGCTGGAAGGACATTCGGGGAGTTACAAGGCGAGCGCGACGACAAAGTTACTGCGAAGAATCTTCGGAATCTAAGTGTGTAATCCAAGTTTTACCTGTGCGGTCTTGTAGGGCGACTTGGACTAATCCACCGGAATAGACGTCATACTTAATGGCAGTTTTAACGGCTTCTTCAATGATCTCTATTGCGACTTCCCAATCGTCTACGTCTTGTAGTCCGAGAGCATGAGCAGCGCCGAGAGCCAATTCCATTCCCGTTCCGGTAACATAAATTTTATTAGCGGTGCGCTCGATCCCATAAGCTTCGTCTATGAGATAAATAGTTCCATTAACGGCAACCATGAATTCATTATCGTGCTGGGCTACGTCGCCGTCGTCTTTCATGTCGTAACCCGACTTAATAAAACAAGATCGTAGTGCCGGTAAAAATTTATTAACCATGAATTTATCGAGATTAGTTTTGGGGGCGCGCGGAGGGGTAAATGCGTGTTGGATTAAATTCATGCCTCGGACTAACCCTGCTGCTGCGACGAGGTATTTCCCATTGGTCGCGATCTTGCCCATAGGCGAGCAATCGGCTGATAAATGATACGAAGTCGTCTGTGAGTCTCCAGCGATCAAACACCAGTCTTCGTGCTGGACGGCGATAAGAGTTGTCATGCCCGAATCCTCCCACGCTCGACGCGCCGAAGGCGAATTAGGCGCTGAATGGTAGGCGTTTCGTAATTTGACGGGCATAATAATCCCCAACAGGAGGTCAATAGATCTCCCCCAACAGGAAGGCAAGTAAATGGCAGGTAAATTCGATCTAGATAACTATGAGACGGTAGAACTCAGATTACGTCGCCTCTACACTAAATTCCCGGAAGCGCGAGTATTAACAGATCTCGTATTCCATGACGAACGCCGATTCATAATTAAGGCGGAAGTTTATTTACATACAGATGATCTCAGCCCAGTAGCAACTGGTTATGCCGAGGAAATTGTCGGTGCTTCACCCGTGAACAGAACCTCGGCTCTCGAAAATGGGGAGACGTCCGCAATAGGTCGCGCTATCAGCAATTCCGTATTATGTTTGGAAGCACCAGTAGGCGCGCGCCCTAGCCAGCAGGAAATGGAAAAGGTCGAGCGCTATGCAAAAGAACCACGCAAGCCAGCGCAATCAAGACCAACACGCATTTACACGGACATAGAATTGGCTGATGTAACTGCAATTATCGAGGAAGTTAAAATGTCACGCAGTAAAGATGAGTTACGCGCTATCTATGCAGACTTCGCTAAACGCGATCTATTAGAAGCACCCGTTAACGGAACTACCCTGAAAGATGTATTCCTAGTGCGCGTTCAGGAAATGCCATGAGCCAAATCAATTACACCGAAGCGGATCTGCGCCACAACGCTGGTTATCCTGACGCACCAATTTCCCCTTATGCTGGCACTTCGGGTTGGAAAGGATCTGAAGCCAGCAGGGATCGTGCGCATACTGATGACGCAAACGGGACAACGGCTATTCGGCAACGCGTAGCATTAACACGCGTATGGGATCGAGAATTTCGAGGAATCACTTGGAAAGATCTCGGTGAAATGGAGAACTTACACGCAGGGCAATCATCGGGCGTGTTATCGGTTTTACATAAAGCAGGTTTAATAGTGCGATTGACGGAGAAGCGCAATCGTTGTTCTGTTTATGTCGCGCCTAGTTATGTTAATGGGCGATCCATTTCAGCATACAAGCTTCATGGCAAGACGAAAGACGAATTATGCCGAGCAATTGTTGACATAATAAATCTCGATCCAACGCCGTATTCTGACGGTGAAATAATTGACAAGATCTATTCATTACTCGTAGAAGAAGGTTACTAATGAGCGACAAGACCAAGAAATTTAACCCACCTATGGGTTGGATTGTTTCAGTAAATCATCAAGAAGTATCTATTCGCCGATTGGCGGACGCGTTAAAAATAGCGCCTTATGTAGTCGGTAAGGCGTTAGAAGATAGTGGTTATGTGTTAGAGCCTGATCAAATGGATCTCGCTGCGGACACGGCTAAAGTAATTTTACAACAGGAAAAGATGACTACTCCGCTAAGGGTAGTGCCAGAACCAACTATGGCAGACATAGCGGAAAGCGTCACGGAACTCGACGAAGAAGACGAGGAAGCGGTCGCAGCAGCCATTGACGCCGAAATGGATAAGGATCGAGAGGAACGCGAATCCAATGAGTAGCAACATAGTTACCCCTGCTCAGGTCGAAGCCAAACTCTATTCCTTATCTAAAGAGTTAGACGTCATACAAAAAGACTTAGAAAATCAAGAAGATAATTATTATTTAACTAAGGCTAAGTATGAAGTCGCGCTCGCTAAATCACGCATGACTTATGCGTCTAAATCTTCACCTACCGGAAAGAATTACACATTACAAGAGCGCGAGGATCTGGCTCTTATAGAGAACGAGGATCTTCATTTCTTGTTAGCGCAAGCCGAGGCTATGGTTCGGGCTGGGCGCGCGAATGCTTCACGGATCAAAACACAAGTGGACATAGCGCGATCCATTGGCACTTCTGTTCGTGTATCTATGGAGGTAGCATGAGCGAATTAGAAGAGGTGCGTTGTGCGCATTGTGCTAAAACTTTCATAATAGACAAGAAAAACAAACGAGTGTTGAATTATTGTTCGGAGTGTTTATGAGCGACGAAGACACAACATACGAGGTAACGGAATTAGGTAATGCCGTTTATCATGCGTTCTTACAAGCTTATCGGAAGAAACACCCAGAATTAACCGAAGAAGAGGCTCTCCGAGCATTACGCGACGGGAAGCCATGACGCACCCAGTTTCCTTCCATGATCAAATTCTGGCTTACATACAAACTGACGCTTACACAACAGTTGTCGACGGTGCAATTTCTTTTCAGATCATCGCTAATGAATTTGAAACATTCTGGCGAGCAGTTATCGCGCAAGAGTTAAGCGTTAATTTAACGGCGATACAACATGAAGAGAGCCATAAGTTACCAGATCCATTTAGGCGCAAAATCCTATTATCAGTATGGAGTGTAAATGACGGACTTAAATAACCTATTAACCAAATCTCTTACTGCGTTCGACGCTAACAGAGATCGTTCGAAGCAGGTCGAGGTAGGTCCTTCTGGGCTGGGTGGCTGCCGTAGGCAGATCTACTACCACTTAACGGCGCAACCTACGACTAACCCTGAAACTGAATCCTTGGCTGCGATCCTCGGCACATTTATTCACTCAGGCATTTCTGAAGCAATCGTGCGCGAAGATCCATTTGGCGATAACTTTATAATTGAACAAGAGGTTAGCCACAATGGCTTGAAAGGACACGTGGATTTATTCATCAAAGATTCGGGAATGGTGGTCGATTGGAAAACTACCAAGAAGAAATCTTTACGTTATTTCCCTAGCCAACAACAACGCTGGCAAGTGCAGACATACGGCTGGCTACTGGCTAATAACGGTCATCAGGTTAATCAGGTCGCGCTCGTAGCGATCCCACGCGACGGAGACATGGCAGACATAAGGGTTCATGTAGAAAATTACGACGAGTCGGTTGCTATGGAAGCGATTAATTGGCTTGACCAG